AATGATATTGATTTAACTCTTGGACTACACGAAGGTAGCTTAAATGATATTAATTTAACTCTTGGACTACACGAAGGTAGCTTAAATGATATTGATTTAACTCTTGGACTACACGAGACAAGCTTAAATGATATTAATTTAACTTTTGGACTACACGAAGGTAGCTTAAATGATATTAATTTAACACTTGGACTACATGATGGTAGTTTAAATGATATTAATTTAACTCTTGGACTACACGAGGGTAGCTTAAATGATATTAATTTAACTATTGGACTACACGAGGGTAGTTTAAATGATATTGATTTAACTCTTGGACTACACGAGACAAGCTTTAATGATATTAATTTAACTCTTGGACTACATGAGACAAGCTTTAATGATATTAATTTAACTCTTAGTATAAATGATGCTAGCTTGAACAGTCTAGATGCATCAATTAATGCTTTGCAAACGCAAGTCGATTTATTAGACGATACATATAATACTGATATATCGTTTGATATATTAGACACAATTGTTAGTGATTTATCATTGAATACGAATAATGATCTTAATGAATTGAATTTTTATGTACAATTAAATAAATCGGATATAGTTTTCAATAGCAATATAATGGAATTCAATAATCTTGTCCAAACACAAACAAATAATATACAAGAAGAAAGATTAATTGAACTATCATCCAATCAAGTATTCGTTACTGATCTATCAATAAATAATGATATATCGACGGCTATTATAAATACTAATTCCAGAACAGTGTTGAGCGCACATCAAACCTATCTTTTAATACAACAATTAATAAATCCATAGACCTATTCCGATAATAAATGAATCATAATAATTTAACGAATCTAGAAAAATTATAAATATATAATAAAATTGATAAATATTTTTATAATGTATATAAACTTTAAACGATAATATATAATAATGATCTCATTATATATTATTGAAAACTATATACATGAACACTTTAGCAGTTTTAATTTTTCAATATTAACAAAAACAGAATCAATAGACTTAATATTGACAACCTGTACATTAATAATCGAATATTTGAGTAAAAATTTACTAGAATTCAATTATACTGATAAATTAGACGATTTATATACAAATATACAAGAATTATATGAAATACAATTTTATGATCTGAAAAATATACAACACGAACACAATATATCCGATCGAAATATATCTAATCTAAATAACGATATTATAAACGTAATATGGCTTTCAAACAAGCTAATTTATAAATTTATATTGCCTCCTCGATCATATAAAAGCAGTTTTATTAGAGTTAAACAAACATCCAATAAAAAACGATATATTGAAAAAAAAATCCGACATTTAAAAAATATACCTCAACCGGCCCAACGTACCCCAGAATGGTATAAATTTCGCCAAGAAACGTTAACTGCTTCGAATATTTGGAAAATATTCGGTAGCGAATCAACACAAAATCAATTAATTTACGAAAAATGCAAACCATTAGTGTCTACCATTAGCAATACACCTACACGTGTTAATATTACATCGCCCATGCATTGGGGTAATAAATATGAACCTCTTTCCGTTTTATATTATGAATATACGTATAAAACAAGAATCGATGATTTTGGATGCATTCCTCATCAATCTATCGATTATATTGCAGCATCACCAGACGGCATTAATTGTTTGCCGGAATCTGATAGATATGGGCGCATGTTAGAAATTAAAAATATTGTTAATAGAGAGATAACCGGTATACCGAAAATGGAATATTGGATACAAATGCAAATTCAAATGGAAACTTGTGATCTAAACGAATGCGATTTTTTGGAAACACGATTTAAAGAATATGAGAGTTATGACGATTTTATTAATGATCCGGATTTTATAAGTGATTCAGATCATAACAAATATCGTGGTATAATTGTACATTTTGAGAAAGATGGAATACCAATTTATGAATATCATAATTTTGGAATGACATTACCCGAAATTTTAGTATGGGAACAAGAACAAATGAGTAAATATGCTGATATTACTTGGATTAAAACCAATTATTGGAAATTAGATGAGATTAGCTGTGTATTGGTTCTTCGCAATAAATTATGGTTTCAAAAAGCCCAACCATACATCAAAATTTTATGGGATATTATTAGTATAGAAAAATACCAAGATTTTAGTCATAGAGCACCAAAATCGCGAAAAAAAAACATCACTTGTCCAGATAATTCTGATAATCAGATTATAAAATCAAAATGTTTAATTGAATTATAGATTTATAATTTCTGATGAATGTTTATTTTGATTCAATCTCATTGTAGATGAAATTGCGTTTTTCGAGTTACCTCGCGCGCTCCTACATGGTGTAACTATATCTACCCCAGTATCGACAATATGCCCCTTCACATTATACTTGATTGGTATCGGAGCACTATTAGGTCGATAATTGTTATCATGAGAATTATTGCGTTCATTTTCTATTTTAATGGTATTATTTGTATTATTTGTATTATTTGTATTGTTTGGGATATCTCCATCGGATTCATCTTTATCAGATGCAGAATCTTTATCGGACGACGAAGTATTTATTTCCGAAGAATCATCTGTAGTAATTGTATTATTTAGTATCATACCTGTCAATAAACTTTTTTGTATATTTTTTGTTATGTCTTTTTTTAGATCCTTTTTAAGGTCCTTTTTTATTTCATGTTTTAGATCCTTTTTTAGATCTTTTTTTATTTCTTTTGTTATGTCTTTTTTCATGTCATTCTTAAAATGTTTCTCAATATCTCTTGTAATACTTTTTGTCATATCTTTTTGTGTGGCTTGATCAATTGGTGACAACCTATTAGATATAACTAATTTATTAAATGGTGATAATCTACCGGAAGTATTTGATGATATACTATTTGATCGTCGACCGATTGGGGATAAACTATTTAGAATACTCCTATTATCAGAACGATTACTCAAAGGCGATAGTCTTCCTGAAATTGTACTTTTTCTTTCGATAAATTCAGACAATATCTCATCTGAAGATTTATGTGGCCCAATAATTGGTTTATCTTGTTCCCATATCTTCAATGATAAACCTCTTTTCATAATAGATTTTGGTGACTTATGCTTATTCGGCGATTTAGGTTTAGTAGGTGAATGCGAATTTAATGCTATATCATGAAAAAATGTTTTGAAATTTAGCAATGTTAAAATACTATCTAATTTTTTTATATTTTTAAATTTGTTTGAGAATTTTTGACCATAAATACTGTGATTTTTTAATGTAAAACATATTTTATTTACTGCGGCATCTAGATCATCCGACGCATCTATATATAATGTTGAATTAAAATACATTTGAATAATTCCATCTTGTTTTAAATATATATCATTCATTTGCGGTTCCATTATTATTGGAATAATTAATTTTTGTTTAAATAAACTATAATTCCATTCTTTATAACAATTGTCATTCGGTAAATTATTTACTACAGCATTATTAATCTTATCACAATATGTTTTGGTTAAACATATAATTATTACTTTTGCATTATTAATGCCTTTCATAATTGCCGAATCTATATTTCCATACATCTCATTATCGTCTATCCATACAGTATAATTTTGGTTTACTAGTTTTTCATATAATTCTTTACATCGTTTATGATTATCTCTATCTAAACCATCTTTTCCCCACGCATGCGAAAGAAATAGTTGTTTTACCATATCTTAATAGTATTCTAATTTTAAATATGTTTATTATTGTTTGTAATAAACATATAGAATAAATCAAACATATTTAAAATAATATTAATAATATTAATAATAATATATTTAATATAATTAATGATATCTAATAATATAACTAATAATATGTCTGATATTATTTCGAATAATATGTCTGATAATATTCTTGAAGAAATGTATGTTATCAAACGGAATGGTGCAAAAGAAATTGTCTCATTCGATAAAATTTTAAAACGAGTAAAATCTATTGGTAAAGAAAAAGACATTAAAATCCCATTTACTCAATTAATAATGAAAGTAATAGATCAACTATATAATAATATTCAAACAAGCCAAATAGATGAATTGACTGCTGAACAATGTGCCGCTATGTCTAGTTCAAATCCCGAATATAATAAAATGGCCAGTGCTATTGTAATTTCTAACTTACAGAAAAATACTAGTGATAGTTTTTATTTAACTACAAAAAAAATGCACGATTTTATTGATGTAAACAATAAACGATGCAGTTTAATCGCCGACGATATTATATTAATAATTGAAAAAAATAGGGATCAATTAGATTCTATGATTGATTATTCGCGTGATTATAATATTGATTATTTTGGTTTTAAAACATTAGAACGCGCATATCTTTTTAAGATAAATGATACTATTGTGGAACGTCCACAACATATGTGGTTACGAGTTGCTCTCGGTATTCATAAGGATAATATTGGAAGTGTAAAAGAAACATATGAATTAATGTCTCAAAAGTATTTTACTCATGCAACACCCACACTTTTTAATGCCGGAACACCTCGCCCACAGCTTAGTTCATGTTTTTTATTGGCAATGGAAGATGATAGTATTGATGGGATTTTTAATACACTTAAAGAATGTGCCCAAATATCGAAATGGTCTGGCGGAATAGGATTACATGTTCATAATATTAGAAGCACCGGAAGTCATATTCGAGGCACCAACGGTATATCTAATGGTCTAATTCCAATGTTAGGCGTATTTAATAAAACGGCAAAATACGTTGATCAGGGTGGGCGACGCAATGGAAGTTTTGCGATTTATTTGGAACCACATCATCCAGATATCGAATCATTTTTAGATTTACGAAAGAATCATGGCGACGAGGAAGCAAGAGCGAGAGATCTATTTTATGGGTTATGGATAAGTGATCTTTTTATGAAAAGAGTTAAGACGAATGCGACGTGGTCTTTATTTTGTCCTGATCAGTGTCCTGATTTATGTGACGCATATGGAGAAAAGTATGAAGAGATGTATTTAATGTATGAAGACGAAAAAAAATATGTTAAACAAATTAATGCGCGTGATTTATGGATTAAAATATTAGATGCACAAATGGAAACGGGTACACCTTATATGTTATATAAAGATGCGTGTAATAAAAAATCGAATCAACAAAATCTCGGCACCATACGCTCCAGTAATTTGTGTTGTGAAATAATTCAATTTTCTGATCGCGATGAAACAGCAGTATGTAATTTGGCAAGTATTAGTCTTCCAAAATTCGTGAAAGAAGATAAAACATTTGATTACGATAAATTACATTATGTTGCTAGTGTCCTTGTAAATAATCTCAATAATATTATTGATATAAATTATTATCCGAATGAAAAAACAAGAAGAAGCAATTTATTACATCGCCCGATCGGAATAGGTGTTCAAGGATTGGCTGATACATTTATATTAATGGATTTACCATTTACTAGTGATACAGCGAAAGAAATAAACAAAATGATTTTTGAAACAATATATCATGGGGCCGTAGAAAAAAGCTGTGAATTAGCACAACTACGCGAACAAGACATTCAAGATTTAAAGAATGAATCGCGCAATTGGTCATTTAGAAATGGAACAGATATATGTCAAGAATATACCACTTATAATACCGAATGCGCTTCAAGTATGGGAACTATTAGACTTGATTGTCGATTTACAGAATTATTAAACCGTATTAAACCTATACGACAGGAGATTAATAGATCCGAACATTTAGGAAGCTATAGTAGTTTTGCTGGATCACCGATTAGTGAAGGTAAATTTCAATTTGATTTATGGGATGTTAAACAATCGACTAGATATGATTGGTCTAGTTTGCGGGAAAAAGTAATGAAATATGGTATCAGGAATAGTTTATTATGTGCACCTATGCCTACTGCAAGCACAAGTCAAATCTTAGGAAATAATGAATGTTTTGAACCATTAACAAGTAATATTTATACTAGGAGAACGCTTGCCGGAGAATTTGTAATGGTGAATCGATATTTAATTAATGAACTAATTGAATTGGGTATGTGGGATGATGCTATAAAAAATAATATTATTGCGAATAGAGGAAGTGTACAATATATCGAGGGTCTACCTGAATTGTTACGAGAGAAATATAAAATTGTATGGGAAATGCCTATGCGCGATATAATTGATATGTCTCGTGATCGTGGAGCATATATTTGTCAATCGCAAAGTTTAAATTTATGGGTAGAAGATCCTGATCCAAAAATACTGACAAATATTCATTTTTATGGGTGGTCTGCTGGTTTAAAAACAGGTATGTATTATTTGCGAAGAAAAGCGAAGCATCAACCACAGCAATTTACTATTGAGCCGGAAAAAAATGTACAAGAGGACGATCGCGGTATAAGCGATTGTTTAATGTGTAGTGGGTAATGGGGATTAATCCCCTTTGACCCCTTTAATTTAATTTAATTTTATTATATATATATTATATATATATTATATATATGGAAATTATATATATAATAACAGGTATATTAACAGCATTGTTTTTATCGTTTGAAAATATATCATTTAAAAATATAAAATTAAATGCTTTTATTATTACATTAATTAATTCTATAATATGTTTTATAATATTTTCAATAATTATATATTTTTTATATACAAAATATCCAGATAAATTTGAAAGAATAAAAAATCCATATGGAATTAAAAAAAATCCATTAAAAAATATATTTAATTATAAAATATTGCAAATAGGACTAGTTAGTCAAATTTATTTTATTATTTTTGTATATTTACTTACTATATCACCAATATCACTTATTATAACTATGTCTCCGTTGTGGATTATATTTTCTTTAATATTAAATAAATTAATGAATAATATTGAAATTACATTACCTAAAGTTTTTGGTGTTTTAATTGTGTTATTTGGTATTA